ATTAATAGTGATAATGTTCTGAGAGAAGTTGTTAATGGAGCAAAAAATGACAACAAGTGAAATGGGTGATATTAAGTTCACCACTGCTGGTGATATGATGAGTGAAAACTTCTATACCAAAGAATATCTACGCGCGCGGCTGCAAGCTGGTATTGTGCGCGTCACCTTCAATAAAGTAAATGGTGATCGACGCATTATGACCTGCACTCTACAAGATAAGTATTTACCTTCGTCTGTATTTCAATCTGCGCGACCAGAACCCAAGGATAGTTTGGCTGTTTGGGATTTGAATGCTAATGGGTGGCGCAGCTTCCGACTAGATAAGGTTATCGAAATCGAGGAGGGTATTACGTATCCATGACTATTTTGAATGTAACTGGCTTGAAGGATTCTGCTAAGAGCCTTGGTCCAGGCGTTGATGGTACCTTTGCACATATTGGTGCGCGTGGCGGTACTGAGATGATGATGGATGGGCTGCGGCGCTATGTCGCGCCTGAACTGCTTGGTGAGTTCAATCTTATCTGTTCACGAGTTCGTGAGTTGCATCCAACCAAGAAGAACCTTCTGTGGTTGCATGATACGTGGGACGATCCTGAGTCCGAGCATCTGGCCGATGAGAAGTCGCGCAAGCGTTTCTCCAAGCTTGTGTTTGTATCCAACTACCAGCAGGTGACATATAACGTTGGTCTTGGTGTACCTCACTTCGAAGGTGTGGTGCTACAGAATGCAATTGATCCCATTCCGCAGCACCAGAAGCCTAAGGATGGGCCCATTCGCCTGATCTATCATACGACGCCGCATCGTGGTCTTGAACTGCTGGTGCCTGTCTGTGAGCATCTGGCTGAGGCTGGCTTTAACTTCCATCTGGATGTCTACAGCTCATTCAGCATCTATGGTTGGAATCAGCGCGATGAGCCGTATAAGCCGATCTTTGATCGTATCATTCAGCATCCGCGCATGACGTATCATGGATATCAGCCGAATGAAGTTATTCGTGAGGCGCTACAGAAGGCGCACATCTATGCATATCCAAACATCTGGCCAGAGACAAGCGCGATTAGCGTCATCGAGGCCATGAGCGCGGGTTGCACAATTGTCTGCCCGAACCATGCTGCATTGCCTGAGACGACTGCTGGGTTTGCTGCGATGTATCCGTTTACGGAAGATGTGAACTCGCACGCCAATCGTCATGCATCTGTGCTGGCCGAAGTCATGAATGGTTACTGGCACGAAGGTAACCAGAGCAAGCTAAAGTTCCAGAAGCTGTATGCTGACAACTTCTATTCATGGCAGCTTCGTGCGCGCCAGTGGGAATCTTTCCTCTCAAACATGGAACAAGCATGAGAAAGCTAAAGGTGCCGCTCTCCGAGGTCAAGTATCTCGGAAATGAGCCTGTCTGGTCTGATATTCAACCGGATTCGTCTATGATTATTCATGCATATAATTGGTATCGCGCAGCCCTGGAGCCCAAGGTTGCACGGCTTATTCTGCAAGATTATATGCGCCATATTGGTTTTCCTGAAAGTGCTATAGACTACATTGACTATGTGGAGGACTGGAGATTTGAAGCATCAAACCTACCAGCACTTGCTCGCATGGTACATCGTGGGCTAAAGCCAAATAATCGACAGCAAGAGCGTCTAGACCTTGAGATTCCTTTGTTGGTAGAGCATGGTCACTTACGTCTGACTGCATCGCAAGAAGCGGCTCGTCGTCTGAAGGTAAAGACTACTGCACCAGTAGCACCAAAGGATTCTGCTGGTGATGCCATGGCTATGATTGAAAGCGCACTTGATTCTGGTGTATCTGTTGATGCAAATGGTATTCTACAGCTGCATCGACCAAAGCCATCTGACCTCAAAAATGATACAGATCGCATGGCACGACTGGTTGAAGAGGTTACACATGCGCTGGATCGCACTGATGAGCAATGTGTAGAAGCATATCAAAGCTATTCCAAGAAGCAGCTACGTGATCTACTTGCGCGATATGCTGGTGTGCTTCAAGCTATCAATCTGTATTGCTCGGCTAATATCAAGCAGCCTACGGCACGAAAGGTTCGACCCAAGTCTCCTGAGAAGCTTGTGGCCAAGTTACGTTACCTTGACAAATTTGATGAGCTTGGTTTGGTGAGTATCAATCCAAAGGATATCATTGGTGCGACAGAGATTGTGCTATATCATACCGAGCGTCGATATGTCTTTCGGTATGTCGCACCACTTGGCTCCAAGCTATCTGTTCGGCGCAGTATGATTGAGGGTTATGATCCAGCTCAATCATTTCGCAAGAAGATTAAGCCAACAAGCGATGTGCTAAAACGCTTGACATCTGGTGGCATCAAGTCTGTGGCTAAGACATTTGAAGCTATCAAGACAAAGTCAATGAGTGTCAATGGCACAGTGAATAGCCAAATGATTATCCTACGTGCAGGCAAGTAGCCATGTACATTCTCCGTAACTTATGGTACTATACATAGGATATGGAGAAGGATTGATAAACATGATTCTGGTTGACCTCAACCAGGTGATGATCAGTAACTTGATGGTGCACCTGGTACATAACAAGCAAGTGGTAGACGAGAACCTCGTGCGCCATATGGTTCTCAATAGCCTGCGTGGCTATCGACAGAAGTTTTCACAGCAGTTTGGTGATCTGGTTATCTGCTGTGATGACAAGCGGTATTGGCGCCGCGAAGTGTATCCACACTACAAGGCCAATCGCAAGAAGGATCGTGATGCATCTGATCTTGATTGGCCTGCGCTATTTGAAGCTATGGCCAAGATCAAAGAAGAACTGCGCGAGCATATGCCATACAAGGTCATTCAGGTCAATCGTGCTGAGGCTGATGACGTGATTGCTGCGCTATGCCACTATTATGGTCGCTTTATCAATAGCGAAGCCAATGAGAAAGTTTTGATTCTCTCTGGCGACAAAGACTTTGCACAGCTTCAGAAGTATGCGAATGTGCACCAGTATGCTCCTGTGCAGAAGAAAATGATGCCCATTGACAATCCTGAACGATTCCGCCGCGAGCATATCATGGTTGGTGACCGCAGTGATGGAGTGCCCAACTTCCTGACAGAAGATGATGCTCTGGTTGCTGGTCGTCGCCAGCGTCCTCTGGCTCGCAAGAACCTCGATGAGTGGTGCAAGCTTGATCCTGAGCAGTTCTGTGATGATAACATGATGCGTGGTTATCGTCGCAATCAGATGCTTGTTGACCTTGATATGGTGCCTGAGGATATTCAGAAGGGTGTGATCAATACATATGAGACCACTGTGCCTGCACCTCGCACAGCTATGATGCCATATTTCATGGCAAAGCGTCTGCGTCAACTTACTGATAGTATTAGTGATTTCTGAGAAGGAGAATGTGATGCCGACTAAGAGCCTCGCGCAAATTGTGAGCGAGATTGAAAAGCAAAAGACCAAGGCCGGGCAGGTCAAGGCAATCCTTGATAATGATAGCGAGGCTCTGCGTATGGTATTTGAATTCACGCATGATCCGCATCTACAATGGCTTGTGCCTGATACTGAGCCGCCATATAAGCCTGCTACGGATACAATCGATCAGGAAGGTCGGTTGCATCACGACATCAAGCGTCTGGTATACTTCACCAATACACCTGAAGGTCTTGCCACCAATCGCATGAAGCGTGAGCAGCTATTCATTCAGCTTCTGGAGACTGTCGATCCGGCTGATGCAAAGCTAATCATGCGTATGCGTCGCAAGGAGATTAAGGTGATGGTTGGTGCTATCAAGGAGGCTTATCCCAAGCTGACGGGTCACTGGAAGTGAACTACGCCGATACTGCAATCATTGTCGGTAATGGTACGTCACGCAAGGTGATGGATCTTGGTTCTATGGTTCGCACCATGGGCTCCGAGCGACCGATGATCTATGGATGCAATGCTCTATATCGAGAGTATGAGACAACCAATTATATTGTTCCCGACTATCTTGTGGCCATTGATGATGGTATCATCACGGAGATTGAGTCGAGTAGCTTTCCGTCAGCCAGAGTTATTGTGCCGCCACCGAATGAGCGTTGGGAACCAGAGGAGCTACATCCATCTGGTCATCGCCCGCGCGGCAATGCTGGTGTGGTTGCTATGCTTGCAGCCATTCGCAATGGCGCAAAGACTCTGCTGTGCATTGGCTTTGATTCATTCCTGCAAGATGGTGTACAGTCGGTAAGTAACATCTATGATGGCACAGCACACTATGGCCCAGAGACTCGCGCAAATGTGGCTGACAACTATGGTCGCGTAAGATACATGGCTTGGGTAGCCAAGACAAATCCACATGTTGACTTTGTATTCGTGTATCCCGATGGTATGAATGCTGTACCCATCGGCGAGAGAAATGTATATCAAACCACATATAATAACCTGATGGGGAGCGGAGAATAATGAGAGTGCACATCCGAGGGCGAATGGGAGTTCAGCTCCTTCAGGCCTTCGTTGGTATTGGTCGATTAGGTGAAGATGAACGTCCAACTCTTATTGTCAATAGCGGCGGTGATGTGCCCGGCGCTAAGACATCTCAGCTTCATTGGGTGACTGATCCGATGTGCGAGGTGCGCGAAGATCATGAAGGTATGCGTAAGACTCCATACTGGCATGGTGGTGCAGCATCTGTAGCATTTCGTGGGCGTGAGATGTCAATGGCGTGGTTGCCTCTGCTAGATCATCGCGACAATAAACCAAATGATATGGTGATCGCGCATATGCGCGGTGGAGATAAGCGTATTGCAACACCAGAGACATATCGCAAGTTTCTTGCATATGCGTATGGTAGACATCCAGATACCAAAATCTATGTAATGTCTGATGATGTGACTTTGCTAGATGAAGTTGAATCTGATAGGTCACTTCATATT